GGTGTGTCCTGGATGCAACAGGTGTTGTATTTATACCACAGTCAGCGTTGCAAATGGGCAACAGTGTTGCAAAAATGTCACAGGTCTGCCTGGTTAACTGGATTTCGGTTAACCCCCCCTTCAATCACGCGCGGGGGGCGTCATAAATATATAATAGTACCTTCTCACCCCCTACCCCCCCTTCAACTACACACCCCCCTTGACACCCCTAGCCGTTGCAACTATTGCACTGCTAACAAAAAGCAGTTATGTAGTGGCAGGAGGTACTGTATGAAGAAAAAACCAGGTCGCAAGCCTATGGACGTAGAAGTAGCCGCTAAGATGCGTGACAGCTTCATAGAGATGGTCTCTGATGGTCTGTCAGCGCGTAAGGCGTGTGCTATTGAGGGTATGCCAAGCTTTATGACGATTAGCCGCTGGCTACGAGATGACGCTGAGTTCCGTGATAAGTACCGTCTGGCGATGGAGTTGAGAGCGCAGAAGATTGACGATGACATTGACGATGCCATTGAGCAGATGCGCTATGGTGACTTGGATGCCCAGCAGGCGAGAGTTGTGATTGACACTTACAAGTGGCGGGCTGCGAAGTTGTACCCCCGCTTTTATGGAGAAAATCAGAAGGTCGAGCATGAGCATAAGGTTGTCAGCTTTGTGGACGAGTTGAAACTTGCTGCTGCCCAGATTGAGGCGCAGAAGCTAGAAGACAAGACCATTGATGTGGAGGCTGTCGAAGTTGAAAAAGACTGAGAATACCGACCTGCTTGTTAAGCTGCACAGTGACCCAGTGTTGTTCGTCACCAGTATCCTAAAGGCAAAACCGCAGCCGTGGCAAGCCGAGGCACTCATGGCCGTTGCAAAAAATGACAGGGTAAGCATTGCTTCTGGTCACGGTGTCGGCAAGACCGCGTTTCAGAGTTGGCTAGTGCTGTGGTGGTTGATTACGCATTATCCGTGCAAAGTTGCTGTAACGGCGAACACGGCGCATCAGTTGAGTGATGTGCTTTGGACTGAGATTGACAAATGGGCGCGAAAGCTGCCCGATGGTTTTAAGAACTTGTTGGAGTTCAAAAGTGACAAGATTAGCCTCAGAGGTGCTAGTGACAGCTTTGCGGTTGCGCGAACAAGTCGCAGGGAGAACCCAGAGGCTTTGCAGGGCTTTCACTCTGAGAATATGCTATTCTTGTGCGAAGAGGCGTCTGGTATCCCTGACATTGTGTTCCAGGTTGGTGAGGGTGCCATGTCTACTGAGGGTGCTAAGACGGTTATGTGTGGCAACCCGACACGTTCTGAGGGCTTTTTCTTTGAGAGCCACCATTCTCAAAGGCACAGATGGCATGCCATGACGGTAAGCTGCTATGATTCTACCACCGTTTCTGAGCAATTCCTTGAAGAGATGAAGGAAAAATACGGTGAAGAGTCTAATGTGTTCCGCGTTCGTGTCCTGGGTCAGTTTCCTACCCAGTCGGATGATGTATTGTTGCCGCTATATTTGGTTGAGGAAGCAACAAAAAGAGATGTTGAGCAATCACCCACTGCGCCGGTTGTCTGGGGAGTGGACGTTGCACGGTTCGGAGCCGACAGAAGTGCCATTGCAAAGCGCCAAGGTAACGTACTTACAGAGCCTATTAAGACGTATCAAGGCCGTGATTTGATGGAAATGGCCGGTATTGTGCTGTCTGAGTATGAGGCATGCCATTACCGTATGCGCCCTCAAAGCATTTACATTGATGCTATTGGCATTGGTGCTGGCCTGGCAGATAGACTGCGTGAGTTGGATTTACCAGCCGTTGCAATTTCTGTGTCGGAGACAGCTAGTTTGAAGGACAGGTTTAACCGGCTGCGGGACGAGTTGTTCTGGAATGCTCGTGAGTGGTTTGAGTCGAGAGACTGTCATATACCTAAGGATGATGCGTTGATACAGGAGATTACCGGCATTCGGTACAAGTACCTATCTAATGGCAAGCTGAAGATTGAGAGTAAAGACGAAATGAAGCGCCGTGGACAGCGTAGTCCAGATGTTGCTGATGCGTTTGTCTTGACCTTTGCTGGCAATGGTGCCATTGCTGGTGGGTACTCTAGGGGCTATGCTAGTCGCAAGAGCTTGAAACCGGACACAGGATGGATTGTATGACCGATAATGTAGTTGAGTTTCCACAAAAGGAGCTTGATGTAAACATTGAGTTTGAGGGCGAGGACGATTATTCTGAGATTGTTCACGCGGTTAATACAATGCTTGAGATGCAAGTAGCTGGTATGATGGTGACAACGGACATTGAGTGGCCGCATGTTATGGACGCTTGTATGTCGCTGGCTGTTAGTGCTGGGCTGCGAGCCGGTATGGACACTGATGAGATTACCACCTTGCTGCAAAATGCAAAGATACATGAGGTAGAGTTAGATGAGTAAAGACCCCCGACTAGAAAGAGTTGGCGTGGCGGGTTATAATCAACCCAAGCGCACTCCGAGCCACCCGACCAAAAGCCACGTTGTTGTGGCAAAATGCGAAGATGGTAGCGTAAAGACAATACGGTTTGGGCAACAGGGTGTTTCCGGCGCAGGAAAAAACCCAAGCTCCGCGTCAGAAAAAGCGCGGCGTAAATCATTTAAAGCAAGACATGCCAAGAATATTGCGCGTGGCAGGTGTTCAGCAGCCTATTGGGCAGATAAGGTGAAATGGTAATGGCTGGTCTTTACGATAATATCCACAATGTTTGTGAGAATTGTCCGTACCCACGGCGTTGTAAGCCGCAGGGTCGCTGTATAGCCTATAAAAAGGACGCAAAGCCTGCTATTATGACCGAGCCTACACCTGTGCCGGTTTTGACTAGCACTGGTATTAGCATGACAGGATTCATCAAGAAGCCAGCGAAAAAGAAAGCTAAGAAAAATGAAGTATAGCAAATCAGACCCACGGCATGCGATGAACGCAGAGCTTACTAAGCCTGCTCCTATGCCATTGCCAAAGTCTAAGCCAGCACGGATGACAACAATTCCAAAACCAAAGCCTAGCCGTGTAACAACAGGGAATTACGCAAGCGACTAATGTTCACGCGGGTGATGAGAAGGCCGCCGGTTGCACGACCAAGGCCAATTGAACTAAGCAAGGAAGCCCAGGCAATAGCCACGGCTTCCGTTTCTGCATCTGCAACAGTAGAAGCAGTAGAGCCTGTAGGTTTCACGCCATGTAAAGGGTGCGTTGCCAGGAAACTATGTGCTGACTCAGGCACTTGCATGTACGGCAACAGAAAGCCAAAAGGAAAACGAAATGTCAAAAATGGATGAGTACCAGCTAAAGAGCATTGTGTCTTCCGAGATTACAGATGCGCTAAATCATTTTGACAGCGAGTATTCTCAAGACCGCATCCGTGCAATGGACTTCTATATGGGGGAGCCATTCGGCAACGAGGTAAGCGGCAGGTCTTCTGTAGTAAGCACAGAGGTCGCAGATACGGTAGAAGCTATTATGCCGAACCTGATGCGCGTATTTACAGCCAATGACAAATATGTACGCTTTAATGCAAGAACATCAGAAGACGTTGAAAAGGCAGAACAAATTAGTGATTACGTCAATTATGTAATCAATCACGACAATGAAGGCTACAAGATTATGTATAACTGGTTCAAGGATGCGCTCCTGTTCCGGTTAGGTGTCGTTAAATATTTCTATGAGGAAGAAGAGAATGTCACTGAAGAAGAGTATAATGGACTTTCTGAAGAAGAGCTTGCATCTTTGCTTGCAAATCCTGACATCGATATTGTCGAGCAGCAAGAAACTGTCATTAATTCTTATATGGAAGATGATGGAACTGTTGTCCCGCTTGAAAGCAGCTATGACCTCTCTGTTCGCGTCACTGAGAAAAAAGGTAAAATCAAAGTTATAAACGTGCCGCCAGAGGAATTTCTGGTCAATAAACGCGCTACAAGCCTAGAAGACGCCTATTTTATCTGCCACCGCACCACTATGACGGTTTCTGACCTGGTTGCTATGGGTTATGACCGCGATGAGGTTGAGGCACACGCTGGCACATCTGACTTGAATGTTGATGAAGAGCGTACAAACCGCTTCCAAGACCTAGAAGCTGTCACAGGCACAGATGCCGCAGACCCTACATTGCGTGAGGTTACTTACTACGAATGTATTATGAACGTAGACTTTGACGGTGACGGCATTGCAGAACGCCGCCGTGTCTGCGCTATTGGCTCTAATGGTTCGCATGTCTTGCATAACGAGCCATTCGACCATGTTCCATTTGCCGTTGTCAGCCCTGTATTGATGCCACACCGCCTGATTGGCCGTAGCATCTACGACATGACTGAGGATTTGCAGGTAATCAAGTCAACATTGTTACGTCAGTACCTAGACAGCGTTTACAGCAGCACATTGCCGCGTATGATTGCTGTTGAGGGGCAGGTTAATCTCGATGACTTGCTTGAGGGAACTGCCGGTGGAATTATCCGCGCTCGTGCGCCTGGCATGGTTCAGCCTATTACTGGCGCTTCTGTTGGCGGCGAGGTTCGCCCACTGATGGATTACCTCGACAACATCAAGGAACAGCGCACCGGCATGAGCAAGGCATCACAAGGACTGGATGCCAATGCCCTGCAATCAACGACCGCTAGTGCAATTAGTGCTACCGTTCGCGGCGCTCAGGTTAAGCTTGAGAGCTATGCTCGTACAATGGCTGAGACTGGTGTTAAGGAACTGTTTAAAGGCATCCTGCATCTAGTTACCAAGTACGATAACAAGCCGCGTATTGCACGTTTGCGTAACAACTTTGTGCCGATTGACCCGCGTGAATGGACTAGCGAGTATGACGTTGTGGTGCAGGTTGGTCTTGGCACTGCTGATGATGAGCAAAAGATTGCGTTCCTGACGCAGATTGCTACCAAGCAAGAACAGATTTTGCAGCAATTAGGGCCAAACAACCCGATTGTTACTATGTCTCAGTACGTTAATACACTGCGTAGCATTGCAGAAATTGGTGGCTTTAAGGATGCTGACCAGTTCTTTAACAATGCCCAGCAGATACAGATGGCAGAGCAACAGCAAGCACAGCAGCCGCCACAGCAAGACCCGAACCTGATGTTTATGCAGCAAAAAGCTCAGGCAGAAATTCAACTTGCTCGTGAAAAGGCTCAAGCCGAAATGCAGCTTGCCCGCGAAAAAGCAGAGGCTGAAATTCAGCTACAGCGCGAAAAACTTACTATTAACACAGAACTACGCCGTCAAGAGCTACAGGCTGAGGCCGAGCTACGCATGGCAAAGGCTGTTACTGACTCGCAGATTTCAACGAACCTACCAAGGGTGTAATCATGGCCAAGCGCAAAAAACTACAAGATAATAATCCACCACGCCGTGTAGAAATCCGTGGTCAAGACCATTTGCTAGCCTATATCACCCCAGAAGAAGCGCAGTTGCTTATGGACAATGGCGGGGCTGGCGAGCCTGGCCCTATGGGTATTCCTGCGTTTTATGACGAGGGCGATGATTATAGTGGCCCTAACGCAACGGATGCTGATACTGGCGCAAATCTTGGCACAACAGTCGGTGACGATAGTGGTGCTGATTTTGGTGGCAACGATGTTGGAAATGCAATTGCAGAAGCAAATAGGGTCGTTTCCGCGCAACTAGCGCTTGCCGATAGCATGGGAAAGTACGGCCCAACAGCGCCATCAAGCATGACGCCGCAAGAAATGGCTTTTCAGCAAACGCCAGCAGCACAAAGAATAGCTCAAAGCTATATTGATTATGCAGGCATTATGGGGCCGGAAGTTTTTTCTGATAATCGTATTGGTGGGTCTATTCCTGCTGCAATAAAAAGCCGCGATTTTTCTGCGCTTATGGGCGTTCCTAGTTATTCTAATTATTTTGATGACCCCGCTGTAAACCAAGCTTTTTCTGGTCTTCTGGAAAATACATTTGAAAACAGAATGGAAAGAGCAAAATCTATTCCTGGAAAACTTGGCGCTATAGGACAGTTTAGTATTGGTCGCATCCAAAAAGCTCTTGAAAAAGGTGGCCGTCCTGTATTTGACGCACAGGGTCAACTTAAAGGTGTGTTTAGCAAAGGCCCATTTGGCTTTGGTGAAGTCTATACTGGGATGCCTGTAGAGGGCGTTGAAGGCACAGGCTATAATGATTTTGACTTCAGCGGAATGGATGAAGAAATAAATTTGACAGATTCAATATTAAATGAACCTGTTGCAGAAGAAATTGACGAAGAAATTTTATTTAAACCTTTTGAACCTGGTGCATATGCTCGTATGGGACTGCTTGACCAGACACCACAAGGCTTGCTACAGGTCTCTGGACAGCCATATGACTTTGATGCTGCTAACAGAGCATTCAGAATGGCAACAGCAACGCGGCCTGAGTATTACTCAGACCCATATGACTTGACAGGATACACGTTACTAGCATGAACGAAGGAAAAGCGAGGGAAAAGGTAGCCAAGGCTGAAAAGGCTGAAGCGCTACTTAGGAACGAAATACTCATAGAAAGCTTTGAGTATTTGGAGACACAGTTTACAGTGGCGTGGAAACAAAGCGCCCTGAGTGACAAAGAGGCTCGTGAGAACCTCTATATGCTTTGTCAAAACCTCGCGGCACTGAAAGGATACATAGAATCAGTTGTTGAGGATGGTAAATTGGCAAATGCGGCTTTGAAAGAGTTGCAAAATCGTCAACAATTTGAGAAAAGGAAATAATCATGTCCGACAATCCGCAAGGAACCGGAGCTATCTCAGTAAGCGATGCAGTAAACAGCCTTCTAATGACCCCCGAAACGGACAAGGTTGAAGAAGAGCGACAGGAGGCAGAAGTCTCCGAATCAGTGGAGGCAGAAGACGAAATCACTGAAGAGGATAACCAGTCACAGACTGAATCCTACGATGATGATGAGGACGATGCTGATGAGACTGATGAGTCTGATGAAGACGATGACTATGAGGATGACGAAGAGCAACCTGTAGAAAGTACATACCGTGTTAAAGTTGACGGTGAGGAAATCGAGGTCACGCTTGACGAAGCCCTACAAGGTTATCAGAGGCAACAGGCTTACACAAAGCGCAGTCAAGAACTTGCAGAAATGCGTAAGGCAGCAGAAAAAGAAGCTGCCGAAGCTAAAGCAGCAAGGGATTACTACGCGCAGCAACTTGAGGTTGCGGCACAGCAGATTCAGCAGACTATCCCAGAAGGGGAACCTGATTGGGTCTCATTAGCAAGAGAGGTTACAGCGGAGGAGTACAATGCAATTAAAGCGGAGTACGATAGCCGTAAAGCAAACCTTTCAAAATTGGAGCAAGAGCGACAGTATATCGCTCAACAACAGGCTGCTGAGAATGAGAAGGCTCTAAAGGAGCATTTGAAATCTCAACGGCAAGAAATGCTAGAACGTATCCCGCAATGGCGGGACGATGAACGCAGAGACAGTGAGCGCGTAAAGGTAATCCAGTACGCTAGAAATGTCGGGTTCAGCGAAGAAGAGGTAGCAGCGGCATCAGATGCCAGGGCTATTGAACTTCTTTACAAAGCGATGCAGTGGGACAATCTTCAGAAGAGGAAACCCGATGCTAAAAAACGCACAAAGCAAGCTCCTAAGATGGCTAAAGCTGGAACGCCTAAAACCAAGAGCCAAGTTGCAAGTCGTTCGCGGCAGGAAGCATTGAACCGTCTCAATAAAGAGCGTTCAGTTGATGCTGCCGTACAATACTTGATGGGCAACAAAACTTAGAAGGAGTTTTCAAATGGCCACATTCACAACCACACTCGCAGTAGGCGAGAAAGAACAACTGGCAGACGTAATCTACCGGATTGACCCAGATGAGACACCAATTTTTTCCGCACTCAAGAAAGAGACCTCAAACGGCATCTTTACTGAGTGGCAGGTTCAAGAATTGGCAGCCGCATCTGGCACCAACTACGTCAATGAAGGTGCAGACGCCAGCATTGGTACACCTACAGCAACTAGCCGTCTGGGCAACTACCACCAGATTTCAGTTGCAGCAGTAGCTGTTTCAAAGACCCTTGATGCAGTCGAAAAAGCAGGCCGCGACAAGGAACTGGCATACCAGAAGGTACTGAAATCATTGGAACTTCGCCGTGACATCGAAAAATCAATCGGTGACACAGACGTTGCTCGTTCTGGTTCAGACCCTCGTAAATCAGCATCACTGTCATGCTGGATTACAAATGGTTCAGTAGGTGCAGCAGGTGCATTCGCAACTGGTGACGGAACTGACGCCGTTACTGGTGGTACTGACCGCGCTCTCACATTGCAGCTTATCGAAGACGGTATGCAAGCAGCGTGGGAAGACGGTGGCAATCCAAAGATGCTTATTGCGTCTGCCACAAACCGCGCAAACTTCTCAAACCTGACAGCTTCATCAAACTTGGTAAACAACCAGGTAAACATGACTCAGGCAAAAGAAGTCACCTACGTTGGTTCAACATCAGTCTTTTTGACTGACTTTGGCACACTTGAGGTCGCTCCATCACGCTTCCTCGGCAATGACCGTGTGTTCATGATTGACCCAGACTTTGCATCACTTTGCACCATCAATGGTCGCAACTTTGCAGAGAACGAAATCGCACCAACAGGCGATGCCGAGAAGTTCCAGATTGTCACTGAGTGGGCGCTTAAAGTACAAGCTCCAAAAGCTCATGCGATGATTCTTGACCTTAACGGTTCCTAAATAAATGAAGGGGGCGGGAAACCGCCCTCTTCTTCTTTAAGGGGATAGCATGAAAAAAATACTTAACTCAGACGCCGCAACAGGCAAGCAGACCGTTCTGCGCCAGGAATCAGACGGCTCTACCTTTATTGATAAAACACAGAATTTTGACCAACTGCTTAAAATCAACAAGCAGATGAGTGATGATTGGCGCAAAGGCGACCTTGTTGGGACACAGAAGCATGTTCAGCATGTGGCAGAAATACCCAATGTAGTGTATCATCACCTATTGAAGACGTTAGGAAAGCCTAACGAAAACCCAAAGGCTTGGAAGGCATGGCTTAACAGCAGTGATAACCAAGCGTTTAGAACAGGTGGCGGTAACATTTAATGGCTATTTCTTCTTACGCACAACTGCAAACGGCTATTGAGAACTTTCTTGCTAGAAACGATTTGTCTTCAGTTATTCCTGATTTTATTCAGCTTGCTGAAGCACGAATTAACCGAGAGTTAGAAACTCGTGAGCAAGAAAAACGCTCTACAGCAACTCTTGTTGCGGGAGATGAGTACATATCTTTGCCTACAGATTTGCGTGAAGTGCGTGAAGTAAAATTAAATACAAGCCCGATTACAGTTCTTAACTATGCAAGTCCATCATCACTAGACACAACATACTCTGGTAACGGTCTGGGCAAGCCTTTAGGATACAGCATTGTCGGGAAGGAAATGAAGTTGCGTCCAGTGCCTGACAGTGCTTATACAGCGGAGATTGTTTATATCGGGAATGTAGACGCAATTTCAGCAGTTAGCACACCGACATTGTTTTTGCGCTCTCCTGATTTGTATTTGTACGGCGCTTTGACTGAGGCATATGCTTACTTGCTAGATGAGCAAAGAGCAGCACAGTATGATGAAAAGTTCACTCGTGGTATAAATGAAGTGCGTATTGATGAGGAGCGTTCACACTACGGTACTGGCTCACTACAAACCAAATCTGTCTACATGAGGCAGAATGCAACAGCGGAGAAATAGATTATGAGTGCAATGAGTAATTACTTAGAGAATGAGATTCTCGACCATATCCTTGGAACTGGCGCGTATACAATGCCGTCAACAATTTATATTGGGTTGTCTACTGGTTCATTTGGAGATGACGCTAGCGGCACTGAGCTAACCGGAAACGGCTACACTCGGAAGGTTATGGCCTTCGATGCAGCGATAGCTGGAACTGCTGACAACACTAGCGCTGTTGAGTTTTCTGCTGCTACTGCAAGCTGGGGTACAGTGAGCCATTTCGGTTTGTTTGACGCTGTATCTGGTGGCAATCTGCTTATTCATGGTGCGTTTACAGCCGCCAAGCTTATCGACACAGGCGACATCCTAAAAATAGCTGCTGGTGACTTAGACATTACGGCAGCCTAGTCAGCTAATGGCTACAAATACCCCAACACTTGAACAGCTATCAGGCAGTTTAGATAACCTGCCTGCTAGTCTGGATAATTTAGATGCTTTGCCTTGGTGTAATCCAACGCTTGAGCAACTAGATGCGTGGGGTAGCTTAGAGTATATAGCCAGTTTTGGTTATACTTTAGAGCAGTTAGATAATTCTGACAGATTGTGCGTTGTTGTTGCAAACGCTAACGCATCAATATCCTTAGCCGCTGCTGGCGAAATAGCTGAATTTTTTGTTAGAGCTTCGGTAAACATATCCGCCGACTCATCAGCCGCCGCTGCGGCTGAGCTAGTTATGGCTGGTGCGGCTGATGCCGCCTTGTCTGTTGCGGTAAGCCCTCATAGCATATTAAAGTTTTCTGGCTCTGCCAGCATTGCGACAGCCGCTTCGAGTTCTGTAAACCGCGTCAAAGAAACTAGCGCGGCTGAACAGATAGCTGTTTCTGGCACAGGGGTTTGTCTACGCAAAAAATTCTTTGACTCTTTTATCAATGTTAACCTTTCGGTTGTTTGCGCCTCTTACGTTGAAGGTCGATTTGATTCGATAGCAGCTATTTCTGTTAGCTCTACTGCGTTAGCTAAATATGAATTTATTGCAGCCTCCGCAGTAAACATCAACACTTCCGCGTCTTGCTCTTTGAGCCTCAAAAGACTTTTGTTGGGTTCCGCAAGCGTCACTGCTTCTGTTGAATCAGGCGCTATTCTAGTAGCCCAGCCTACAGCTAATCCTCAGATAGTTGTTCTTGGCTCTGGATTTATTAATCGGGAAAGAAAATTAACAGCCGCTAGCAACGTCAACTTGTCTACTGTATGTGCGGCAGAAGCTGTTTACTTGTTTGGCGCAGCCGCAAGCGTTTCTGCTTCTATTGATGCCAATTTTAATCGCATAGAGTTGATGTCGGCTTCAGTAACTGGCGCTGCCGCAGCAACGGCTGTTATGAAGCCTCTAAGGCAAGTTACTGGAAATGTATTGCTTTCAGTGTCTCAGATAAGTTCTGTTGACCGGAAAAGAGGGCTTGTCGGCTCTGCGTTAATGTCTGTCACAGAATCAGCATCATCCAACGCTTTATTTGTGATGTCTGGGCAGGGCCAAGTATCTACCTCTACAACGGCTGTATCTAGTGGTATATTCGTTTATAATGCAAATGTAACAACGTCAATAACAACGGTTTCAGATAACCACGTTTTGGGCGAAGACTGGATTGATGTAGCGTCTGGAACAGAAGTCTGGGCTGACGTTGCTGTTGGTTCAGAGATTTGGACTGATGCTGATATTGGCTCGGAAACTTGGACTGACGTTGCTGTTGGTTCAGAGATTTGGGGCGCAGTACCAACTGGCAATGAGGTTTGGGCAAGGCAATGATAGAACTAGGGCAATGGACACCAGACCAAGCTGACACAATGAACGCAGGCGTAACTGTGGCCACAAACGTGTTACCAGCAGCTAAGGGTTATCACTCTATGAGTGGTTTTGTGCCTTACTCAAACGCAGCTACAGGGACGATTAAAGGCATTTTTGCGGCTAAAGATACTGCGTCAAACACAAAGTTATTCGCTGGTGATGCCACAAAGCTTTACTTGCACAATGCGACAACAAACAACTTAGACGATATTAGTAAGGTTGGCGGGTACACACTAACAAACAACGAGAAGTGGCGCTTTATTCAGTTTGGAGATTACGCTATATGCTCCGGCGGGATTGGTGAGACGCTGCAATCATTTCAGCTAGGCGCAAGCTCTGTATTTGCAGACCTGACAAATGCGCCGAAGTCTGATTTTCTTGCTGTAGTGCGTGACTTTGTTTGGACGGCAAACGTGGACACTGGGTCAGGCCGAATACCTTACCGCTGTCAGTGGTCTGGATTTAACGACATCACAAGCTGGACACCAGGCGTAGACCAGGCTGACTTTCAAGATTTGCCAGACTCGGGCGCAATCACTGGTTTAGTCGGCGGTGAGTATTGCGTAATTTTAACAGAAAGAGCTATTTACCGAGCCACATACACAGGCCCGCCCCTAATCTGGCAGTTTGACAAGGTTGTGTCTGAGCGTGGGTGCGCTTTTAGTGGTTCTGTCTGCAACAGCGGCAATTTAGTATTTTTCTTGGCTTCAGATGGGTTTTACGCATTTGATGGTCAAAAATTATCTTCTATTGGTTCGGAACGTGTAAACGAATTTTTCCTTAAGGACTTTGACAGTAACTATGATTACAGAATGTCAGCCAGTGTAGACCCGCTAAATGAGGTGGCTATGTGGAGCTACACCAGCACACAGTCACCAACCGGCCAGCCTGACAAAATTATTATGTACAACTATGTTTTGAACAAATGGTCTTTGGCTGAAATCGAGGCTGATTTGTTAGCCCCTCTTTTTTCTTCTGGCTATACCGTTGAGGGCTTAGACAATCTATCTGGTACCGTTGATGGTTTATCTATTCAGTTAGATAGCCGTTTTTTCAAAGGTGGCCAGTATTTCTTTGGCGGCGCTTATGGTGATAAAATTTACACATTTTCTGGTGCGCCTTTGATTGGCACCATTGAAACTGGAGAGGTTCCACTCAGTATGGGCAAGCACTCAATAGTTACTAGAGCCTATCCTTACTATGAAGATGGCGATGTAACCATAGCTATTGGTACAAGAGACACGCAGTCGGCTACTCACTCTTACGGCAGCGCAATAGCGCCCAATAATGATGGGTTTGCTCCTCTTAGGTCTCAAGGCCGTTATCATAGAGCAAAACTTGTTTTATCAAACGGCTGGAGTAAAGTTGTTGGTGTAGACATTGAAGCGCGGCAGATAGGCAGACGATGACTATTCACGAACGTACATCAAACTTTAGGATTTTGAATCCTATTACAGCGACAACGCGTGAGGTTGCCGAGGTGCTAAACCGTACCATTAATGGCGGTTTAAACAGCGTTGGTTATGTGACTTTACCTGCCAACAGCACACAAGTAAGCCACGATGACCCTAGGTTTTCGACTGAAAGTATTGTGATTTTTACTGGATACGGCCACAGCCCATATCACCACAATCCTTGGATTGACAACACTAGCACAGACGGAACCATGGTTATTAACTTTGACAATCAGGGACACAATGCACGGTTTGCGTACCTCATTATTGGATGAATTCGAGCGCCTAGCGCATCATATTGATGCGGCATTGGGCTACACTGGCGGCAGTCATACGTCTATAGACGTTCTGGACGCTATAAAGAATGGACAAGCACAGTTCTTTCCGCTTGCAAATTCTGTTATAGTGACTGAGATAATTGATTATCCGCAAATGTCTGTATGCCGTATCTGGCTTGCGGGTGGAGAAATGGAAGAGCTTTTAGAAGCTGAAAAGAAGATTGTCGAATGGGCCAGGGGTCTTGGCTGTAGCGGCATGGAAATCATTGGACGAAAAGGCTGGGAAAGACAGCTAAGTGAATACAAAGCATCGTCCGTAGTTCTTACAAAGGAAATATAAGATGAGCAAAGGCGGCGGCAGCACAAGAACTATTAATACGATGGTTAATCCACCAGCGTATGCTCAACCATTCCTTGAGTATGGGCTATCAGAAGCAAAGGACTTGTATGGCTCAAAGCTTCCTGAGTATTACCCAGGGCAAACCACTGTTGGTTTTTCGCCTGAGTCAGAGATGGCTTTGTCTGGCATTAGAGACCAAGCTATTACTGGAAGCCCATTCATTAAGGCGACACAAGACGTTGTAATGCAAAACCTAATGGGTACTAACCCTTTAATGAGTGCGGCATTCCGACCTGTTGTCGAGCAGGTAGAGTCGCAAGCATCAAAAGCCGGTCGTTACGGCTCAGGATACCAACAAGCTGCACTGGGTCAAGCTTTGGCACCATTTGCTTACGAGGCACAGCAAGCGGCTATTGGGCAGGCTCCAGGAGCGCGTCAGTTTGGCATGGCCGACCTTGAGACATTGATGCGTGTTGGCGGTGCTAGAGAGGCTCAGTCACAGGCAGAGTTGGCGGCAGATATCGAACGTTTCCAGTTTGAGCAGAACAGACCACAGCAGAAGCTGCGTGATTACATGGCGACTGTTGCTGGCGGTACTGTTGGTAGTGAGCAAGTTACGCCTCAGTTTAGAAATCCAACGGCAGATTTCTTGGGGCTAGCGACACAAGGCGCGGGTCTTCTTAGCGACCTAAAGCTTATTTAAGGGGCTAAACATGAATCCACTAGACCTACTTAACATGAGGAAAATGGCGCTATCCGGCGCTAATCGCCGTCCTGCTGCCGCAGCTTTTTTAGATATGGCTGGACAGACAGGCCAAGCTCCTCAAGGCCCAATGCCTTCTATTGCTGAAAGCGCTCGTTTACGCGCCCTCAAAGCCCTAGGAGCGACACAACAGCCTACAGCGGGTATAACTAAGCCTAAGCTTATTACACCCACATCAGCGGCCTCTGGTGCCGGTTCTTTGCTGCCTGGACGCGGCACCCCTGGTTCAGCAGCACTTGGTGCGTTTGGTCAAACTATGTCGCAGCTAGGTGGCTGGCAGGATAAGCCAATGACTTTTGGGCAAATCTTGGGTGCGTCTCTTGGCAAGGCTCGTGAGGCGTATGGTACGGCAGAAGAGCGCCAGCGTCAGATTGCGGCTGAGAAAGCTGCTGCCGAGCGTCAGGCTGAACAAGATGAACTGTCTCGTAGAAATATTGAGTCTCAGATAAAAGTTAGGGAAACCCCCACTGCTTTCAAACCTGGTTCCTTATATGACTTTCAAGTCGAAGGCGGTACAAGAAAAGGATATATAGGGCAGGATGGTCAGATTGTTTATGTCGGCGGCGTCAAAAAACCAGAGGTAAAAAAACCTGGTATGCCAAACATAGGTAATACAAGAACGATACCGACACAAAGTGGTTATGAGCAAGTTCAAGAATTTGCTGATTTGGGTAATGGTACTTTCGGCTATAAAAACATTGGAGAGCCAAAGCCAACAGATGCGCCTAAATCTCCAAGCATAGGCACAAACTATAAAACTCGTAATGATGATGGAACAGTTACAGAGTCTGTTTACACTATTGAAGGATGGAAGACCTCTGCTCCTTACAATCCTGATAAGCCGTCTGAATTATTCAAAAATGTTTACTCAGCAAAAAGCGGTAAGAGGATTGGTTCATTTAGGGCAGATGACGAAAGACTAAAAGAATATGAAGGAAGTTCTGATTACGAAATAACAAATTCTGGTCAGGTTACTGGCACAGAAGAAGAAGTGCTTGGTATGGGTAAAGCTACTCAATCAAAGCTAGAACTAAACATAAATGATATGCTTGTAGCTAAACAGCAACTTTCCGAAATAAAAACATACTTTGACCCAGATATGTTGTCTGTGCCTGGCATAGTTCAAAGAAGGATTGCTGAGTTAAAGGATTTGTTTAATTCTTCAAGCCCAGAAGATAAAGCAGTTATTGAAGCTTACACATTTTGGAAGAACAATGCTTTTGGATATGCTAACGCTGTAATTAAAGCTGTGACTGGCGCACAAATGTCTGAGCCAGAAGCACAAAGAATTATGAAGGAACTTCCAGACCCAAGGTCTTTCAAAGGTACACCAACAGAATATTTAGCTGCTTTGAAAGTGGCAGAACGAAAGGCTAATGCGTCAATTACAAGAGCGCAGTATTTTCTTGCTAACGGCATTCAACCGCAACTTGTTGATATGCCAGATGGAACGAAAGAATATTTCTTTAGAGACAAAAAAGGCAGGTTAGTTGATTTGTCTCAGGGTAGCGTTAATTATATGTACGATGCCACCGCGACTTCTTTGCGTGAAAGATTTAAGGATGACGGCTTGGTAGGCCAAGATTTAGAAGATGCTATAGACAACGAAATGGCAAGGATTTTCCGCAATGGATGACGCAGCTAAAAGATTTCTTAAAAAACAAAAAGAAGCTGATAAAGAACTTGAAGTTTCTCCAAAGGTTAATGCCAAAACACAAGATGTTTCTGCTGTTGGGGATGTGTCAAAATCTGGCGGCTCTGGTTTTTTAAAAGGTCTCGTAGGAACACTTGGTGTACCTGGCTCTATAGAAGAAATATTAAAGAACTTAGCATACTCTTCTAGCCAGAAGGCTTACGTTTTACCAGAATCAGAAAAAGCACAGGTGCGTGACTTAGAAATTCTTGGCTCACCAGTTGGGGCAATGGTTGATAAACCACCAGTTAAACCTACTCAATATTTGCCTACATATTCTGACGTTATTTCTGGGGCAGCTAGCATGCTTCCTGAGTCGTTAAAGCCTGCTTTGACTTATGAGCCAAAAACAGCACCAGGGCGAATTGCTGGCCTTGCTGGTGAGTTTACTGGCGGCGCTTTATTCCCTGGCAGCTTGACAAAAAATGTTCTTAAAAATGTATTGCCGTACACTGCTGTCGGTGGTGCTGCTGGTACAATAGAAGAGGTTGCTCCTGGATATGGTGGCCCTGCTGGTATGGCTCTGAGTGTGCCTGTTGTTTACGCACAGGCTAGAAAGGGTCGTGCTACAAAAATTCTTGAAGACATAAAGTCTGCTGGCCCAGATGCTCTTGCGTTGCAAGCTGCTGGTAGGGAAGTGGGTGTGCCTCTATCAGCGGCTGAAACACTTGGTAGTGAACAAGTAAAAACATTAGCTGAACAAGCAGCTAAACAGCCTTCTGCTGCCAGAATACTAGACCCTATGATTGAAGCAAGAGCAACTCAAGTGCCATCAGCACAAGCGGGTCTTTTAGATGATATTTCTCCTGCTACAACAGACCCAAGAGCAGTAGCAAGAGAAGCACAGGCAGCGGCATCAGCAGAAATGGCGGCGGTTAAGGAGCAACGCGCCGCAGTTACTTCGCCTCTATATACGGCTGCTGGCAAGAAGATGGTAAAAGATGAATCTATACAGTCATTAATTGCTGCCGCAAAAGCAGCAAAGAAAACAGTTAGTCCTGGCGGCCCAACTGCAAAGGCTATAGACACATTTATCTCTAGGTTGTCTGTCCCAACAAAAGCAAAAAAGCCTGCTGGTCTTAAAAGCGTAAAGACAGAAGCAAGCGTTTCTCAGCCAAAACGAAAGCCAGTAGTTGAGGTAAATAGACTTGAGAGCGCAAGAAAAGAGTGGCGAGATAAGCTTAAAGACAAATTATCTGAAAACGAACTATCTACATCTTCTGAGGCAAGGGGTGTTATTGGCGAGTTAAATAAAAAACTTGACCAAATATTAGCGGGCAAAGCTGGCACTGGCGGGGTTGAAGAGTTGAAGTTAGCTCGTGCCACTCACGAGCAAATTACAAATGATGTTGTTAATGTGGTCGGTGATTCTGGCGTAGCGGCAATGGCTAAAGCCAATATAAAGCCAGGCAAGGCTGCTGACATTATCTCTCCGGCATCAAAAGAAAACCGGCCTAAGACTATATCAGCAGTCGCTGATAGCCTTAACAAGCAAGATGAGACTGTGTTTCCTAAACTTACTCGTTACTGGCTAGAAAACACTGTGTTTAAAGCCCCTCGTGACGCTAATATTGGTGTTGTTTTTGAAAAGGCAGCTAGAGGAGAAGGAATACAAGCGCAGAACTTTGACGCTATGATTGCTGGTGTTGCCAAGGCAAAAGGTCAAGACCCCAAAAAAGTTGTCACCGCTGTCAATAAAGTTATGGACGTTCTAAAGGCCACAGGAGAAACTAAAGCCCTGAGAACACCATCAGGTGTTACAGAGCCTGTTAAAGCTGAAGGCGGTCTATTAAGTCGTGGGCCTTTAGGCATCATTGAGACTATATCTAACAAAATTAGAAACATGGGCGCAAAAAAGTTCTACAAGCAGTTTGCGGAGGCAATGGTAGCTGACGATAGTATTAAGGCTTTAGAAAAACTTGCCAGAACAAATGCTACGCGAGACCAGTATGCTGCCTTTTTGAACACTCTGATTGTGCCAGCAAGGGATACAACAGGCGGTCTACTAGCAGGCGACTAGCGCACATGGTATAACTAAGGCATACGCTTTTAGGAGAACATAATGCCAAAGACTAAAATTTCTGAGTACAGCGCAGCCGCTGCTTCAAACACAGACATTGACGGTATCAATCTGTCAGAAGGCGTAATGGTTCCATCCGACTTGAACAACTCAATTCGGCAGCAGATGAAGCACCTAAAAGACTTCTCAGACGGCACTAGCGGCATTGATGTACTAAACCTGCACGATGATGACGCAAGCGCCTCTATAAAGCTCCAAGCCCCAGCAACGGTCACTACAACAACCACGCTTACCCTGCCAGACGGTGCTGGCTCTGTTGGTCAGGCTTTGGCAACAGATGGGTCAGGCACATTATCTTGGACTAAGGTGGCCGAGGCTAACTTAGACGTAAGCGGCTCCGGCACTGCTGGTCAGGCTGTAGTCAGTGACGGCTCTGGTGCCTTTGAGTTTTCGACTATTTCTTCTTATCCGCAAGTCATAACAACGCTAACAAGCGGTACAAGCTACACAATTCCAGCTAACGCACAGGCTATTTTAATTAAAGCATCCGGCGGCGGCGGCGGAGGCTCAGTACACGCTAACCCAGCGACTGGTGGGCTTGGACTAAATAGTGTAACAGTAGGTGGCGATGGTGGCACAACAACGGTCACAAACGCAACGCTATCAATCGCCATCACTGCGGCTGGTGGGCCACACGGAACCAATATGGGGGCTGGAACCGACACAACTAACTGGTTTACGAATGTAGGTTCATCATCGGCTGGTGGTGATATTCTTTACAATGCTGGCGCAGCGGGTGGTCGGACAACCACAAACAACTTTGATGGGCAAAGCCAAGACGGTGGAAATGGTGTGTTGGTGCAAACATACGTTACCGGCGCATCAGTCGGCGGTGAAGTTTTGACATATGCTCTTGGTGCTGGTGGCACTGCCACAACCCTTGGCGGCAGCATCCAGCCGGAAGCTGGGCGTGGCGGTTACATTGAACTGTGGATTTGGTAGGTAAAAATAAATGGCAAACACGATAAGAGATTATTCCGCGACAGCCGCCTCAAACACTGCGGTTGACGGCGCTGACATTTCTGAGGGTTGTTCTCCGGCTGGCATTAATGACGCCATTAGGGGCGTTATGGCTGACCTCAAGGATGTATCTACTGGCGCGGTGTCTCTTGAAAGCCCGGCCGCCGACAGCTTGTCTTTGAGTGGCGCTTTAACCACCACATCAACAATAGATGGCAGAGATGTCGCGACAGACGGTACTAAGCTCGATGGTATAGAGGTTGGAGCTACTGCTGACCAAACCGATGCTGAAATCAGAGCAGCAGTAGAAGCAGCCACTGACAGCAATGTGTTCACTGATGCTGACCATACTAAGCTCGATGGTATTGCAGCGGGCGCAACAGCGTACAGCGACAGCGATGTTGACACGCATCTAAACACATCAACCGCAGTATCAAGTGAAGTTTTAAGCTGGAACGGTTCTGACTATGACTGGGTTGCTCAAAGTGGTGGCGGTGGTGGTCTTTCTTTGCAGACCACCGAAAATTTAGTGAATGGGGATTTGGTGGGGCTGAATACTGATGGCACAGTAAGTAAAACTAATATTGGTGGTAATTTGTTATCGGGTTCATCCACTACAGTTACAACTGTTGGGAATCAATATATTAAAAACAGCACTGTAGCTACAGATGGCAGTGGTACTTTTGTAACTTTGTATCGGGCTGATTTTGGTTATCCGTATGTAGTAGCACACACTGTTGTGGGAACTACAATTACCACAGGCACTCCAGTCGTTTTAAGAAGCGCGGGGCAGGGGGACGCCTCAGCCGTAATCTACGATGCTAGTCAGGGAAAGTTTTTAACAATTGTCCCATACACAAATGAAGCACAAGCAAACGTTATTAGTGTCAGTGGAACGACTGTTACCGTAAATTCGACTACAAATTTACCGCAAAACGGCACCGCCTGGGCTGGTGATTATGATGTGTCACAAAGTAAGGGCGTGTTTTTATATAAAAGAAGCAGTGACGATGACCCATATGTTATAGCTACAACAATTTCTGGAACTTCTGTTTCATTTAATACACCAGTCTTAGTGCAAAATATAACTTATGCTTATAATCACGAATTGGTCTACAATTCTACTGCTCAAAAATCGGTTGCATTTTATACAGATGCCACCGGCTATACCGCTTACGCAAACGTCATTGGGCTAAGCGGTTCAACATTTACTATTGGCTCTCCAGTAAGCGTTTCAACAGGAGACCAAGGATATTCCTTTTCTATTCACGGACAAAGTTCTGTCGGATTTATTTACAGAAACAGAGTGAGTGGAAGTAGTCTTGAGGCGAAAGCAAGAGTTGGGTCAATCTCTGGTACAACTATTACACTTGGAACTGAGGTTTCAGTATGTGCCGGAAGGTCAGATTACAATTGGGGATTTTACGACAGCGCAACTTCGCAAATCATTTTTGGCTTTGAGGATTCTAACCCACCAGAAATTAGACCAGCAACGCTATCTGGTACGACTATAACGCTTGGTACTTCATCTACATTGCCAGTTGGTGTGTCTGGCTATCTGTTAGACAAACGTATAAGCAAAAACGCTTCTGGTAATAGACTGCTTCAGTTTGCAGGATACTCGCCACAAAGCATAAATGTTATAGCGTTAGGGTTTTCCACCTCTAACATTGATGATTTTATAGGCATATCAGGTGAAACTATAGCCGCCAACGCTTCTGGAACTATTCATAGCCTTAGTGACGTAAATACTGGTCAAAGTGGTTTAAGTATTGGCAGCAAATATTATTTGCAGACGAATGGAACTCTTGGCACAAGCGTTGTTGCAGATAAAGAAGTTGGTATTGCTATATCAACGACAGACTTATTGATAACATATGACCCGACAAAGCCTGCAAACTATTCTGCCACCCCTTCGACTGAGACGGTAGGCACGTCCACGTCTGGCACTATTGATTTGTCGAGTGGAAATGTTTTCAACTTTACACCTACCGCTAACACTACTTTTGTTTTTAGCAACCCACCTGCTTCTGGTACTGCACAGGGTTTTACGCTTAAAGTAACGCCATCTGGAACCTATACTGTTACTTGGCCTGCCTCTGTCGATTGGGCTGGCGGCACTGCGCCGACTGCACCAGCAAGCGGTGAGACAGATGTGTTTACGTTTTACACGCAGGACGGCGGCACAACCTATTACGGCTTCCAAGCTGGGGATGCAATGGCATGAGTGTAGCTAGGTTAATGCAAATGGGTGCGGCTGGCGTGTCTGTTGGGCCTGTGTGGACTAATCCTGACTTAGCCAATGCGAGCTATGCTAATAAAAGTTTTAGTGTAGCATCTCAAGACGCAAACCCAACTGGCCCTAGATTTAAGTCGGATGGCACCAAGATGTATATGCAAGGCGCATCAACCGGATATCTGTACCAATACTCTTTAAGTACAGCGTTTGATGTAAGCACCGCCAGCTATGACTCTGTGTCTTTTAATGTTGCAGCTACGGCATCCAGCCCTAGACATTTTGAGTTTAAATCTGATGGAACAAAATTATATGTGTTAGGTTATAGCAATAAATCTTTTTATCAGTTTAGTCTGTCTACAGCGTGGGATATTTCTACGGCGTCTTCTGATAGCGTTTCTTTTAGTTTTAACTCGCAAGATGACAATCCTGTTGCCGCTACTTTTGGTGACAGCGGAACAAAAATGATAATGGTTGGCCTTACTCAAGATACCATTTTTCAATATGCGTTAACCACTGCTTTTGACATTAGTACAGCCAG